TATGGATGATAACAGAAATCCGATAACAATCTTTCTTGTGCAAGGATTTCATAATATTACAGCTAAACTCGAAACAGGAAAAGATGTCGAATTTCAAGCGATGTGTTTTAATATCGAACTTCCTCCGGTAGATACTTCTGCTGTACCGGAAATTACAATAGAAATAGATAATGTCAGTCGGGAAATAGGAAAACACTTGGACAATGCTGCTTCATCGCAATATAAGACAGAGCTTGTTTATCGTCCTTATTTATCTACGGACTTGACAACACCCCAAATGATTCCGCCCGTCAGATTGACCGTTACGGAGATTAGCGGTGATGTTTATAAAATCACGGCGAAGGCAAGAATGACAGATATCGGAAATAAAACATTTCCGAATGAAACCTATCGTTTATCAAAATTTATGGGATTAGTGAGTTAAAATGAAACATTGGGCTGTTAAATATATCGGAAAACTATGGATTAATGGCGAATATGATTGTTGGGGATTAGTCCGAGATGTTTACCAAAACGAGCTGAAATTGGAACTGTCACCGATTGTAACAGACGCAACAAGTTTGCGTGATGTTTTATGCGAATTCAGAAAATCATCTAATTATAACCACTTGAGAGAGACTTTTAAGCTAGAGGATAAGAATATCGTTATTTTGACACAGAACAAATATCCTTGTCATGTGGGGATTTATGCTGATATAGACGGAGGTGGCGTTTTGCATAATATGCAAGGTGTCGGCGTGGTATTTCAGAAACTCCCGGAGCTTAAAATGAACGGCTGGCAAATTATGGAGATTTTAGAGTATGCCGCAAATAGTTAAGATACAGAATCCTTTCAACCTCGCTCAAAGCGAGGTTTTTTATTGTTCTAAACAAATGAGCATAACAGAAATTGCCATATATTATAATGTCAGTCCTCAAAATTTGCCATTCATCTGTTTTTTAAACGGTGAACCTTTATTGCGAAGATTTTGGAACGATTGTCCAAAGTCTTCAGATCACCTTGCTTTTATGTGTTTGCCTCAAGGTGGTGGTGGCGGTGGTTCAAATCCGATTAAGGTCGTACTGTCCGTAGCCGTTATGGTGGCGGCCTATTATACGGGTGGAATTGTTGCCGGAGCTTATGGCGCTTTTGCCGGAGCTGCGGCAGCAACAGCCATAAGTGTTGGAGGGTCAATGCTTGTTAATGCAGTTATTCCGTCTCCATACAGCAGCTTAACATCATCATATTCCGCCTCGTCATTGGAAAGCAGTCCGACATATTCTCTTAACGCTCAGGGGAATCAAGCCAAACTTGGCGGGGTTATTCCTGTTTTGTATGGCCGGCACATTATCTATCCGGATTTTGCAGCTAAGCCCTACACAGAATATAATGAGAATGAGCAATATCTTCACCAGCTTCACGTTTTAACACAAGGTTATTGTGAAGTTGAGCAGATTCGCATTGATGATACGCTGATAAGTTCGTTTGCTGAGGTGGAATATGAAATTGTCCAGCCTAACCAACCTGTAACCCTTTTTAATCCGAATGTGGTAATGGCAGCGGAAATCGCCGGGCAAGAACTATTAAAAGACACTTATGTCGGCGGTTTTATTGTTAATCCTGAAGATACTCAAATAGATAAAATCGGTATAGATGTGGTTATGAGCGCCGGATTGTATTATGCCAACGATAGTGGTGGCCTGTCTTCCAAAACAATTCAATGGAAAGCAGAGGCCAGACTCGTCGATGATGAGGGAAATGCGCTTGGAGATTGGATTGTTTTGGGTTCAGAGAGTCATACGGCAGCTCAAAATACACCTATTCGACTTACTTTCTTTTATATGGTTTCTTTGGGACGCTATGAAGTTCGTATGGTACGTTTGGACGCAAAAGATACAAGTGCAAGGGCCGCTCACGCCATTTATTGGGAAAGTTTGAAAGGCTATATGGAAGCTCCGTCTGATTTTGGTGAAATGACGCTTTTGGCTATTAAAATGCGGGCAACAAATAACCTCTCATCTAATTCCAGCCGAAAGATTAACGCTATTGTAAATCGTAAAGTCAAAACATGGAGTTCAAATTCCGGTTGGAGTGAACCGGTAAAAACGCGTTCGATTGCTTGGGCTATTGCGGATATTTTAACGGCTCCATACGGTGGAAAATTGTCAGATGAACGTATCCATTTAACCGAACTTGAACAGCTTGACAAGGTTTGGGAAAGTCGGGGAGATTATTTTGACGGAATTTTTGACAGTACAACTACAATTTGGGAAGCTATGTCAAAGGTTGCACGTTGTGGACGAGCCATTCCTATCTTGCAGGCAGGAATGATCCGAATTATCCGTGATGATAAAAAGACGATTCCTACGGCAATGTTCACACCACGAAATATAGTCAAAGATAGCTTTTCTATCGAATATATCATGCCGTCTGAGGATACGGCAGATAGTGTAAAAGTACAGTATTTCTCAAGTAAATACTGGAAATATGATGATGTAACAACCAAACTTGCGGACAGTACGGAAGAAAACCCGGCCAATGTAGATTTGTTTGGCTGTACCAACAAAGAACATGCCGCTCGGGAGGGCTATTATATGTGCGCTTGCAACCGTTACCGGCGGAAGTATATCAGTTTTCAAACCGAATTAGAGGGGCTAATCCCCACCTATGGCGATTTAATCAGCATAACGCATGATATGTGCGAATGGGGACAAGGCGGCGAAGTGTTATCAGTTTCCGGGAATACTCTAAAATTGTCAGAACATCTGATTTGGAAAGAAAACGAGGAACATTTTATATGTTTTCGCCACAAAGACGGCTCTATGAGTGAGACATATCCGGTTATCCGCGGTGCAGTAGATGAAGAAGCTGTCATTCAAACGGTGCCGGATATTAAAATCTATACCGGTACGGCAATGGAACGAACTCATTTTACTTTCGGTATAAAAGGAAAAGTATCAATGTATGCCAAGGTAATCGGTGTCAAACCCCGTGGCGATACCGTGGAAATTAGCTGCGTTAATGAAAGTGATGAGGTTTATAAAACATAAAACGAAAGGAAAGAGAATGGATTGGCTAGAATTTTTACAAATTATTTGTGTTCCGGCTTTTGTTTGGCTTGTCCATAAAATGGGCAATGTACATAAGGAATTGAATGATTTTAAGGTGCAAGTTGCCCGGGAGTATGCCACACAGGTTCATATTACCCGGCTTGAACTGAAAATTGACGAATTGCGGCAACTTATTTGGGAGATACATAATGAATCAAAAACTACCAAGAGGAATTAGAAACAATAATCCGGGGAATATCCGGCACGGTGCTAATTGGCAAGGATTAAATCCTAAAGGCAGAGATATAGATTCTGCCTTTTGTGTTTTTACAGCACCAATTTATGGAATCCGTGCTTTGGCGAAAGTTCTTATAAATTATAAAAAAATTCATGGTTTAAATACAGTCCGAACGATTGTAAGTCGTTATGCGCCTCCTAATGAAAATCAGACTGCTGCTTACATTCAGTCTGTTGCCAAACAGCTCGGTGTTTACCCCGATACAGTCATAGATATTGAAGAACGCGGGGTGCTGACTGTTTTTATTAAAGCTATTATCCGCATGGAAAATGGCATTCAACCCTATTCCGATGAAACAATTCAACAGGGGATTGATTTGATATGAAGTTAAATAAAAGATCATGGATTCCGCTGATTGGTTGGATTTTATGTTATGGTTTTCTGCATAACTGCGTGATTGCACCGTATTTTGCGGTGGATGTTATCGACTGGGAACAGCTTTTAACCAGCTTAGGCATTATGTTGGGAATTAGCGGTGTCCGGGATATTGGAATTAACCGGAGAAAAAAAGATGATGGAAATTCTAAAGAAGTTTAGAGCAATAGTTTTTACCGCTATTGCTCTTTTTTTATACCTTTTTGGCTATCGCCATGCCAAAGAGGCGGCGGAGAATAAACAAACGAAAGGAAAGTTAAATGCCGTTAAAGCTGCTAAAAATGTTCGTAGTGGTTTGTCTGATATTGACCGAATTAAACGCTTGCACGACAAGTATAAGCGGTGATTTTTGCTTGCTTTATGAGCCGGTTTATGCTGATTATGAAAAAGATACACCGGAAACAATTAAACAAATTGATAAAAACAACATCATTTATGATGAATTATGTATGTTTAAGCCCCCTACTTCCGAGTAGGGGGCTTTTTTTCATTGTTTTATTTGGCATATCATTGAGATTAAATTTTAGCCCGTGAGAACGCTCAGAAAGAAATTCCGGGGTATTTTTATCAAATCTTGATAAAAATGGCTATTTTTCATTGACTCGCAATGAAAAATCTATTTAGATTCCTGTGCAATATAATCTATATGGGAGTTTTATCTATGAATAAAAATGAACTGATTGACAGCATGGCGGCTGAAGCCGGTATGACAAAGGCTGATACAACCAAAGCTCTGGACGCGTTTATTGCTTCTGTTACCACCGCTCTGAAAAAAGGTGATGAAATTCGTTTGGTAGGTTTCGGAACATTCTCTGTTTCCAAGCGTGCCGCGTCTACGGCTCGCAACCCGCGCACCGGTGAAACGATTAAAGTTGCGGCGAAAAAGGTTGCCAGATTTAAGGTTGGCAAGACTTTGCAAGATTCCTTAAACTAAAATAACACAATAAAAAAATCACAAGTCTTTAGAAAACCCCAGCAGTTCTCTGCTGGGGTTTTCCGTTTTTTTGCAAAATCGCTTGCAAATTAAAATTATGTTCTGTATGCTGATAAACGTCGGAAAGCCCAATTCCGACAAGGAACGGTAATTTCTAATCAGTATGGGCAAGTCTCTTGAGCTTTATGAGCTTTAAAAACAAGAGTGTGTTGCTATATGGGCATCTCACCCTAACGGGTGGATGCCAGGTATATAAGGCATAGCTCGAATAACTGGGCTATTTTTCATACTGATTATAGTTTACCCATCCACCCACCTGTGGTCACACAGGTGGGAAAATGTGTTACCGCAGAGATAAGAGTATGGAAATAGCTGATTTAAAGCAACGTGATGAAGCCATTTGGCAGAAGTATTGCCAAAACGTTGATGAAGACAATCTTGTAGCAATTTATCGTCAGGGGATGTTTTTAGGCATTTATGAACAACTGGTACGCATTTTGAGGCGTAATACGGAGAATGTTGCCAAAGACTATAGAAACAGCGATTTTTTTAAGCTTGCGCTGGTAACTTATGTCGATTTGTATTGCCGAATTTTGGTACAGCGGGAATTTGCAGCAGAGGAACAAGATATTGCCGCAATTGCCATTAGCGCATACTATAATAAAGACTACGATGAGATTATTAAGCTTCCGCAATCGGCTTATGCCTCAGGAAACGCCACTGCCGAAATGTGGGTGCGCTATATGCGGAGCGAGATTATTGTATGGGGCGTGCGGAATTTGGCGCTTTTAGACGTAATAAACGGTTTTTATTATCGGCAGTACGGAAAGCTTATGCGCTTTGAAGCCGCAGAGAAATATAAACCCCATTTTACAGATTAGTTCAGACATTCAAGCAAAGGCGGGCGGGTTGGTAACTATGATTAACGTGAAAATAGCCCAGTTATTTGGCTAAGCCTTATTGGCCGGCATCCGCCCAAATTAAAACGACAAAATTTTCCTTGCACGTAAAGGGAACCTGCCCACACCAATCAGGCCTTACCAACCTACCAGAACGCCAGTGTCCCAGTACATATCAGTACTGGCAACATAAATAAAAAAGCAAGTTTTTTATTGCTTGGGTTTCCAACGTCTTGGCTTGGGCCGATATGGCAAACAACCACCATATTTTAACATATAATGGTTAACATCAATCTCAATATCATTGCGGATAATAAAAAGAGTACCAAGATAGCGGCGGTAAACATCTTTTCCTTTGAGTTTCACGTAGAAAAAGGCTCGGTTGTCCCGCCACAATTTTTTCAGGACAACGGCTGACTGCTTTCCACGATGCAAAACTTCCGTTTTGGTTAAACCATAAGTTTCCGCCTGCCACTTGGCACGCAGATTGGGCTTATTTTCAAAGCAGTCTATTTCTAACAGCCGAAGTTTTATTTCTTCTCCATTCACGGCAAGCAATACCGTATCACCGTCAGTTATTTTTAAAATGTCCGCTTTATTTAAGTCTGCGGCAGACAATGGCTGTGCAAAAAGTAAAATTATGCCAATCGCTATCCTGCCCCAACAAAGCCGCATCGGACTTAACTTTCGTGTCTTTTGCAATAGGATTTGAGTTTGCCGCTGTTAATGTAATAGTCAAACAACGCGAGCTGAGCCACATTGGTAATCTCGCCAAGTTCTTCGTTTATTCTCGCAATAATGAGTTCGGTACGAGCCAGACAATCATGTAGAGAATGAACCATAGCACAATAAGTGCGCTGAGGTTCGGGGAAATATTTTAAGACTTCCGGTAACAATTTTTCAAGCTGAGGCTCATCGCCATTTTGCAGCAGTTTTTCAATTTCCCCGGCAATCGTATAAAAATATTTTTTTGTCGCTGTAACCGTTTCTTCCGTTTCTGTCAGCAGCGCAAAAGCGTACACCTCTTGTTCCTCAGCAGAAAGCGATTGATATTGCCGCCATTGGGCATCATCCATATTGTCTGCCACACAACGGATAAGTTCTTTGATTGTCGGTTCTTCAAATTTTGGCGCTAATGCCTTAGTTCTTATGAATTTGAAATCTCGCATCGCTACCATCCTTTCAACGGGTTAATACGTTTTTCCCACCTGTGCGACCACAGGTGGGTGGATGGGTAAACTATAATCAGTATGAAAAATAGCCCAGTTATTTGGCTAGGCCTTATTAGCTGGCATCCACCCGTTAAGGTGAAATGCCCTATAGCAATATACTCTTGTTTTAAAAGCTCACAAAGCCCAAGAGATTTGCCCATACTGATTAGGTTTTACCGAACCCTGTCGGAATTGGGCCTTCCAACAAACAGTAGTATAAAATACACATTTTAAATTGCAAGTGGTTTGCGTTAAAAAGCGGAAAAAACCGACTTTTCTCAGAACTGTTCCTCAAAATTTGGACAATTCAGTGGCATTTTTTGGGAGGAGTAAAAACAATTTTGAAAATTTTAACTTTCAGTTTCTTATTGCAAAATTAACCTTTCATCGGTATCCTCATATCAGACTTGGGGAAGTTCCCCTAGTTTAGCACATGGGTGCGGGGCTGTCGTAAGCCTCATTTCGCACGGTGTTTGGATATACATCGTCATATTGTCGGTTATTTGCAATAGCTGATAGTAAATATATCCCCGGCTACGGTCGGGGAGCTTTTAGCGTATGCAATAGGAATCTCCGGATTCTAAAGGCTAAAGGAATCATTTTGCGAAATGTGATTTACGAACTCTCCGACCACCTATTTTAGGTGGTCTTTTTTTGGGAGTTTGGAACAATATGAGAAAAGTATGCGCATTTTTCGGACATAGAGATACTTCTTCTAAAATTGAGCCGCTAATTGAAAAACAAATACGACGGCTTATAATCGAAAAAGGCGTAAATACATTCTGGATTGGCGGATATGGGTGGTTTGATATTTATGCTTCTGGAATTCTAAGAAAGCTGAAACGGGAATATCCAAACATTCATATTGTTTTGGTAGCTGCATATATACAGCAACTGCATCGTGGTAGAGATAACTTTTTTGACAGTTTTGACTATCCGGCAGAAGTTGAAGCCGCCCCTTATAAACTAGCCATTCCTGTCCGTAATCGCTATATGGTTAAAAATGCGGATTACATAATTTCTTATATTTATAGGGAATACGGCGGAGCGTATGAAGCCGTCATCCAAGCGAAAATATATAAAAAAGTCGTTATCAATTTAGCCAATGAAAAAATATAGTTTTAATAAAAGCCTTCTTATGAAGGCTTTTATTAATGAACTTTTCAGGCCAAGCATTTTTTTGCAATATTTTTTGGTAACTTCGGAAAACAACTAATATCTACGGGCATTTTTGTTTGGTAAAAATCTATTAAACGGCTGATTATACAAAAATCATAAACTCCCCTCATTGTCTCTAGTTTATCAATATCTTCGATAGATATTCCCGTTTTTTTACTAACTTCCGCTAAAGAGTATTCTTTTTTCTTACGGGTATCATAAAAAAAGTAAGAAACCAAAAAACAAATATCTTCATGAATGGCGTCTAATGTGTAAATGGG